ACCACCGGGATATAGGTATTGATTGGAATAACTGGGCAGGGAAAAGGATTGCTCATCATTTAATCCATGCTGCCATGACTGAAATAGTTGTGGGTACCAGCCAAGCGAACCTTCAAATGTTCCACCAAGGAACATCCACCCTCGCTTTGGTGCACACCTACCCCTAAGTCTATGGAAACTTTCTAGGTCTAACTGGCTAGCCTCACATCCTATAATTCCATTGGGAGCTCTCATAGCCAGTGTGCGTGGGTCTTTAGCAGACTTAGTTTCTATTCTGGTGCCATCGGCAAGGATAATTCTTCCGGGGTCTACTCGTTTAGTAACCTCAGATAGTATTCCAAGTGTGGCAAAGTCCTGTGTTAAGTATTCAAACTCAGCACGAGTTCTTTCGTAGTCAGCAGCTACAAGCCAGTATAGTCCGGGCTCCTCATTCTCTAGGAATCTGGATACCAGATACTTGGATGCCACCATAGATTTTCCAGCTTGCTCACCACCAGCTACCAGTATGAATCTTTTTCTGCTTTCTAATATTGGTATTTGTTTTTCTGTTGGTTCAAAGTCAAGCTTAGAGAATAAATAATCGGTTATATCTACATTAGCTGTCGTCATTGTTTCTCTTTTTAGAAAGAATCTTTTCTACTTCATCGATAGCATTCTTCTGCTGTTGTTCTACTTCGGATATCTTGGGGTTTTCTTTTGATGGTTTATTGTTTTCAGATAGGAATTTCTTCCACTCTTCCATGATTTCTTTACCTGCATTGGTAACCTGTGCATCTTTTTTGTACAGTTCCGGGTAATGTGCATTCAATAATGCTATAAGTAGTACAGGATTATCGTTAGGCTTTTGTGTCTTAACTCTTTCTACCGCAATATCTTGTAGCATTTCCCTAAACATATCTCTTGCCGTAGCAAACTTTTCTTTAAATCCCTGAACATTGTTGTTCATCCAGCCATAATAAGCTGACCTACTAACCTCAGATGCCTGACATGCAGCACGAATGCTACCGCATTCTCCGTAAGCTGCTATGAATGCATCCTGTCTAGCTTTAACAAGCTCTGGTTCTCGTGTTCCCTTGTATGATCTGTCTCGTTTCTTTGCTGGCATATCACTTACCTAAAAGGATTATTTGAATAAAACTGTTCCATCTTTTCTGGTATTAAGGATGGTACATTGAATATATCTTTACTTTGCCCCATTGCATAAGGGATTACTCTTTCCCTATAGGAACCATACATAGGAGTATCTCTAATAATACTTTCTACTTCATTTACATCTGGCAAACTAATCCACGCTCTTTCGTTCCTGTACATAAAGGTTTGTCCATCATAGCCGTGGTTTTGAAGGATATCAGTTAATAATTCTTTAGAAGTGCCGGGGTCTCCCATCATTGATGTTCCTGCTTGTTCGCTAAATTCCCACCAGTCCGAATTAGTTTTTATGTTTTTTCTAATAAGATCATCTACTTGTTGATGTATTTTTAAATCACTTGCAGTATCAGGATTTATTGCTGCTCTCCAAAAATTAGATATTAATTCTTGAGAATTGATACTACGACCATAGTCATCTCTTGGGTCAATTATGTATGCGAGTCCTTTTACTTTATGTATTAAAGGAGTACCTAACCCCGGACTTTCTGCCATAGCTAATACATCATCTAATAATGCTGTATCAGTAAAGGGGTTTGATAAATCGTGAACCTTTTTTAAATTTAAATATACAGGCATTACGTTACCACCCTGACTAACAGTAAGGTCTTTTCCTGTTCTTATATCAAATCCTATATTACGTTTTCCTGTTAAATCATATTCAGGCACAAATTGTGGTCCCCCACCTGAATGTAATGCAAAGAATCTAGATGTTTTAGGTCCGCCAGTATAAAACCCAGTAGCATACATATTAGCTGGGCTTGAGTATTGCACACCTCTAGGGTCCCATGTCTTTACTTCATTTATATTAGATGTACTACCGTGATAAGTAAGAATAGGTTCCTGTGTTTTAGAGGGTAACCCTAGCTTTCCAGTCTCTTCATAGTCGGTAGTGGCAACAGTATCTTTAAAAAATTTTTTTGCCTGTAGGGGCAATACCCCTGCAACCATCCCGGCAATGTTATCAACAGGAATAACTCTAGATGTGAATCCCATTAAGTCAGGAGATGGTGCCGACTTAAGAATTGCAGGAGCTGCCTTTGCTACATCACCAAGTACATTAGTTGGATCAACTACATCTGCAAATGTCATGGCAGTTTCTACAGGCGACATAGCATCTAATGGACCTTCGGGATATCCAGCTGTAAATCCGCTTACAAAAGACCTTCCTATATTTCCAGCCATAGAATCAGGATTAAACATGGGCTCATACTGTTCACCTTCTTTCCAACTAAAGGGAGTAGATATTGATTCGTCCCATAATCTTTTACCTACATCAGCTAAGCCACCTAAAGCACCGCCCATAAACTGCACTTTAGGGTCTTCTGTAATGACTTTAACAAGTTCATCAACCATAGACTGCTCAAAGTCTGGTTGTTGATCTGGGGAAGGCTGGTTGGGATTTAACCTTGCTCCTCTTCTAGCTTGGAACTCTTCTTCTATCATCTGGATTTTCTCCAGATACTAAAGACACTGCCACTAAGAAGTACTGCAAGCACTGAACCTATAGCTAACTTCTTTAACATGGTGCCTCCTAATTGTTATCTGCCTGTAACACATCCTTTGCCAGAGCGATTATGCCAGCGATACAGCCAACAGTAACTTCGTTCAGCCCCTTGAACATAGAAACTAACGAGATGACACCAAGCAACATTATAGCTGCCAGTATCTGTGGTCTCACTTTACCAATGTACTTGTCCATATCCTATCTTCACTCGTCATCCACAATATCTTTTCTGGAGTATAGTTGAGGAATTTCTTTTTCTGAAAGCACACCTTACATGTACCTTCAACTAACTCCTCGTTCTTATCATCAATAATCCAGTGATGAGCATGTTCTATTCTCCTAGGCTTTCTTATCCTACCTGCTTTCATGTCATAAATCCATTCCCGAACAGTAGTTCGGGGGATTTTGGTGACAGTGCTGATAGTTCTCTGGGAAAACCCAGCAAGGAAGCCCAGTAGCACAGCATTAATTATTTCTTTGGAATAACTTCTAGACCTTGTGTTCATTCTTATAGAGTACCAAATCTCTAGTAACTAGTTCTAGTAGTGTTTCACCAGTATATACACCCCCCTTTAGGGGGGTATACGGTGAAACATCTAGATAGCTAGTGCCTGTGTTTCAGTGAAACAACGTGAAATTTCAGTGAAACAAGAGACAACTTTACGAGAAAAATTCTGGCAAGGGTATAAGCCATTATATTCACAAGGGTTCAAGCCATGCCCCCTCCGAGCCTCGATTCGCCCAGCCCCAAGCAGCTTCGCTGCTTGACCGTGCCAGCCCTAGGTGCACACCTAGCTCCTTCGGAGCTAGACCCGATTCCTTTTTGTGGCTGTATGGCAAGGGCTAGGCTATGACTCTCGTGACTAGAATTTGACATCCTACCCTAAAGGGTATAAGCTAGCCGTGTTGAGCAGCTCTCCGGGAGACCGGGGAAATCCAAGCTACTCGATAGGTCTCGTAGAGACCTAGGGACAGGAGCCCTGAAGCTAGCCACCCTGTAAGGGTGGCACGATGATGGCAACAGTGCCACATCGAAACTAGTTACTCCCGAAGGGAGTAAACAGGAGTTGAATATGACTACGAAGACAGTCGAGAAAGTTACACACTCGGTAACCCCGAAGGGGTTACCGCTGTACATCAAGTGGACCGAAGGCAGAGAGTTACTACGTAACTCTCGATCCAAGGCTGGCAAGGAAGGCTGGGAGCCAGCCACTACCCTAGGAACTAGGGTAGTGTGGGACACCGAATGGGAGGAGCATGCCGTTTATGTTTACATAAACGAGAGACGCTACTACCCTGCCGACTACCACTGCGATGACAAGAGCGAAGCTCTTGAGATGGCGAAGAGTCTCCGGGAGTTTAACTCCTTCGGAGTTAAGCCGAAGGTCAAGGCGACCTCGAAGAGGTCGAAGGCTAAAGCGAAAGCCAAGCCGAAGGCTACGACTTCCCCGAAGGGGAAGAAGACGAGGAAGCCGAGGAAAGCCACCTCTTCCCCGAAGGGGAAAGAGGTGAGGTATTTCATGGAAGTCGGTGGTAAAACCACCGAGTGGAAGCCACCAGTAGCCCGAAGGGCTAGGCATCAGAAGGGTCGGCAGCCAACCCTTACAGGGTTGACCTTCACCATCGGAGCTGACAATCAGGTGATTTGGGTTAATTAACTAGTACTCACCGAAGGTGAGTAAAGGAGTGAACATGAGGTACGAAGTTGAGTGCCCAGAAGTCAGTGCTATGCACTGCCCAGAATGTGGCAGGTGTGGCTATGAGCCGATCGTCTACGTAGGCAGTGACTACGTCACTGCGGAAGACAGGTATCGGGG